TCATTGCCGTGTAGTGCGGGAGCTATCAGCGACGATGGTTGGCGTATTGAACGACTGGGATCGCTGGGTCTCCGTCGGGGCTGAAGCCCCTTGACTCCGACCCAGCGAATCGACAGTACGTTGGTCAACGCGACCGTAAACGTCGATAGGCCATGGTCGCACAACATAGGCCGATGATTCCTTCTCGATCAACAGACCATAGCCGGTGCGAGTGACCTTCCAGCCCAGGGCTTGAAGTTCCTGGACGGTGAACTTCTCTTTGACGTGGTAACTGGAATCAAGCAACTCGACATATCCCATCAACTCCATACCAGGCTTCTTCGTATCCATAATAGCCGAGGCCCTGATTTGGTACTGCTGGGCCAGCTTGTCCAAGTAGTCAACGGGTGCATCCTTGTTCGTTGAAACAGTCTGATCCTGGATGCGTCCAGCAACAACAGGATCAACAGGAGGCGGCGGATTGACCAGCTCCGGGTCTGGCTTGGAGACAGCCTGAGCAACCGTCTCGGGAGCGTGCGAGGTCTCTTGCTTGGCAACCTTCACTTTCTGAGCCGATGAAGCAACTTGCGTGCTGCCAGGAGCCGCGTGGAAAAATCCCCATAAATGCCAGACACCCCAAATCGCACCCACAAGAACCAACGGGAGTCCGAAAGATAGAGCCTTGCTGTTTCTAAGTACGCTGGACCGTTGTGTCGTATATACACCGGCTTTAACCGATTTACGACGATGGCTTTCGTATAAACCGAAATACTTTTCCTCATACTCTCTTACTCCTGATCCAGTTTTCTCGAACTTGCCTTTCTTTTGTCGAGCATAGAATTCCCATTTATATTTATTCTCACGACCTACGACTGTGAGCTTGAGAAAGTAGACGACGACCTCTATTCGGTTCCTAATAATCTTATGGGTATCATCCCTGTCCTGTCCCATGATCACGATATCGAGACCGCGATGACGATGTTCGGTCCAGAACTTCTGTTGATTCAGCGGTAACTTGTAATTGCCGGACGGGAAATAGTCTTGAATTTCATCCCATACAATCAGCGAGTTGTCGGGGGTTTTGTCAGCGAACTCGTTGATACACTTCTGTACAGCTTCTGTTTCGTCATCTTGTTCGGCGGGCTCGACATAGAGCAACAACAGCTCTATCAGCTCCAGGGGCTCACCAGTTAGCTCAGCGAACTTCTGATGATTGATTCCGCGAATATTGGTGATCACCTGCCGACCAGCTTTAAGGGCAGGAAGAATGTGCATGACACAAGCCTCATAGCTCTTACCAGCACCTGGGAGGCCCTCGTGATAGTGAATAGCCATTTACCATTGCCCCAGGGTTAGAAGTTTGCGGGTAAGCCTAAAAGTTACACCAGAGAGCACTATAAGCAGTGCATTGCCGACACCGGTCTGCTGAACGAAGTAGCCTATATACGGCTCAACAGGTCCGAGGATAGAGCCTATTTGGTAGTTACTAAGAAAGTCGGGCACGGGGATAAGCGATATGACGTAATATACGGCATCAAGAAACCCCTTGAGAACTGCAATGGGGAAGTCACTTGCCCATTGCGTGAAATCGTCCCATATGCCTTTGATGAATGCGATTATACCTTCCATTTGATCACCTCAATCTAACAGTGCGATTCGAAATGCAAAGAACGCTGCCGTAGCCAGAATTACAGCCCTGATAGCTGCCCAAGGTATTGCGTTAGAACAGAACCCATCGAAACTGGCCTTAACGAACCAGACGTTGAAGTTATATATCGGGCAGTTACCAGAAGGGTTATAAGTAAAGAACTGAGTTGAGGCGTTTTTTATCGGGAGACTCTGAACCTTGCTGCTAAAGTCTGAAAGGACTGACTTGTAAGTATCATCACCTTCCTTATACCAGTCCTGAGCCGAATAAACACCGCCCTCCTCCCCTTCGCCGTCACCTGAACCTCCCTTGCCATCAGTACCAGCATTAGTTTTGCCACCACCCGTGGTTGTATTGCTCGTGGTAGTGCTGCCGGTTTCCTTTCCATCTTTGTCGTACGTTGTTTTGGTGGTGGTTGTTACAGTGGTGGTCGTGCAGGTCTGAACAGCAGTGCAAACAGTCTTTGTAGATACGTCTACTTTAGTAGATGTCTTGGACCCATCCGGGTTACTAGTCTCACTGACATTTGTGTCAATTTTCATCTTTTCGCTATTTGGCTTTTTGTCAGCGCATACAGTTGTACCGTTAAAAGTTCCACAGTTCTGCCCTTCTTTTTCGGTTGAAGTTTCAGAGGTACAGGTCTGTGAGCCATCCGAGCTAGTCGTATATACACACGGCTTCTTATCGCTAATAGTCTTGGCATCTGGAAAGGCAGACGTATCAGAGCTATCTAGAGAATTAGGGCTAGTGGACGTTCCGCATGCAGAACCCGTGTAATACGCAGTGCCACGACAGAAGTATGAGCCCGCAACTTTTACAGTGCACTTCTGCTGAGCAGTTGATGCTGCGCATCCATTGAAACAACCAGTTTGTGAAGGAGCGGACGCCTTGCCACCCTTGCCATCATCGAAGATAGACATATAGCCATCTGCACCGCTGCCGGACTTACTAAATGGCGTTGATTGACCCACCTTGCCAGCACACGGGTCTTCAGGTGGCTTAGTTGAGCAAGTACCGTCTTTTGAATTATAAGTACCCCCGTTAGGGCATGAGTCGCCAAAGCGAGCAGAAGTTGCGAAGTTGATCTTTGCGCCCGTGGAGTTAACGCCAACACAATTAGCAAGGTTAGACTGTGTGAGTTCGGCAGTACTACTTTTATAAGCGGTCTGCGCTATACGCTTGGCCTCACAGGCAGCCGCTGGCGATGAATACTGACCACTATATCCTGAGACATTCCAATAATAATCAGCGCTATAGGTATAGGAGGAAACTAACGAGAGGAAGACCAGCCAGAGATAATTGCCCATGCGCATAGTGCACCCCATCCGAAAACCGTAACTTCGATCAACATACGATCACCCATAAAAAAGGGGGCCGAAGCCCCCAGTTCCCAGCAGTGGGGATTAACGGAACCAGCCAATCACCTTGCCGTAACCCCATTTCGCCACGCCGGGGAGAATCTTGATGGCGGCGATAGCGGTCAGGGCGGCGACGATAGTGGTTGCGTCAACAGCACCGGTTACTTTCGAGAAATCCATAGTGTTGCTCCTTACTACTCTTCAAGGGTGTCCGCGTCGGAACGCGTGTTTATAAAGCCGACTACCAAACCAAATGCCCAGGACACTAGCCAGAGCACTAGCGGAAGAGAAAGACCCGCCATGAAGGCAGTGCGGATACTGTCCTCTTCCGGCATCGCGAACAGTGCTGCAAGCGTCGGCGTACTTGCATACTCTTCGGAATTCATTATTGCGTAGCCCTGGCATGCAGAAGTCCAGTCGCCAACTACTGACAAGGCGTTGTTAACTACCTGCACGCACAGGGCCATGATTAGTTGCTGCCTACAGCTTGAGGCTTAGAGCCAGAGGCCGGTAGATTTGCCAGCTTGACGCGAATCTGGAGATCGTCGAAACGACCTACATAGAAACTAGACGGGTCGAGTTGGTACTTGCCTACCGGATAAGGCATTTGATTGTCTTCGAGCATCAACTTGATTTGCTGGGGATAGCGCTGACCGGGAATGTGCGCGTATGCAGTTTGTTCGCGGATGTTATAGTCTTTGCCAGTCTTTGCAGAGGTGCCGGAACGGGTCTTGACTTCGTTGCTGTCGATTTCGATTACCAGGCTCATGTCTATTCACTCTCTTCGTAAAAGTTACCCAGGTGGTCGTAATAACCCAGGACGGTACAGGGTTGGTATTGCTCATAGCCGAAGACACAATCAGCAGCGCAGAAGGCGGAAACTTTCTTGAGCTGATTCATTGCTATTTCGGTTTCGTACTTGTCGAAGCGGTACTTGTTGAGCCACTTCTCATGCTCAACAGCAGCGGCTGCAAGTGCCTGTTCTGTCTGCTGTTGTAGAACTTCATTCAGGAACTGCCCGCGAACTTTAGCCTGAAAGGCTTGCATGCTTCGCTGTGAAGCTGAAAGTTGGATGCCTTGGGAGCTAAAGCTTTTCATCTAGAAACTCCACGACAAAGATTAATAACCAACAAAGAAATAGCCCAGTAACAAGATAAGCAGCACCTGCAAGAAGCGCGATTATCAAGCAACTAACCTCAGGTGCGAAGGCGCCTTCGGAGCGATATACCAAGCGGGCATATCAAGCTCTTTGATCGGGTTAACTTCGCGGATTTGGCGGACAAACACTGTTACTACGTTATTGGTGTCGCAGGCATTGCGAATGTTGATGCCGATCTTGTTCAAGCGAGCGGCATGAGTCTCAAAGGCCCGCTTAGTGCGATCATGCTTAACGCCTTGCATCCACTCAATTGCATACATGGCAGTAGTTCGAGCAGCTTTGGGGTTGTCGACTACGTGTTCCAATATCAACTGTTCGGTAATGCCGGCCAGGTCCATGCTATTCACCTTTAACTTTTCATCAGTCTTCAAAAATTCTTCATGCAGTGCTTTAAAGCGGGATTCTTCAGTAAGACCCCAAAATGCTAGCTGTTCACGCTTAAGATATTCAGCCTTTAGTTCTTGCTCGAATCGAACAAGACCAACTTCGTTGCACCAATCGTGTAGTTTCGCGGCATACGCGAGTTCTGGAGACTGATCGCCAAATTGACGCTT